ATGGCTATTTCAGACAGTTACCTTAAGGCATGCCTGAACAAAGAAAGGGAAAAGGTAGAGGAGAAGTCCGATCGTGATGGGCTTTGGGTGAGGGTTTCCAAGAAGGGCGCCGTTACTTTCTTCTACCGATACCGGTTTCTCGGCAAGCAAGACAAGATGACTCTGGGCAGCTATCCGGCACTGAGCCTTAAGGCTGCGCGCGAAGAAGTTGAAAAATGGGCTTCTGTGCTGGTGGGTGGAGATAACCCAAAAGTTAAACGCGACTTAGAGCGCGGCAAGATCTCCACGCGATACACGTTCGAGGAGTTGTTCAGAGAATGGCATGGCATGGTTTGCATTCAGAAGGGTAACGAAGCCCAGGTGCTGCGTTCGTTTGAGATCCACGTTTTTCCACGCCTGGGCAAATACCCGGCAGCAGAAATCACGGTTCACAACTGGCTGACGCTGCTGGATAAGCTTGCAAAGGCATATTCTGAAGTTACCAGACGGATCATTAGCAATGGCAAGCAATGCTATTCTTGGGCTGTGAAGCGGCAGTTGCTGACATCAAACCCGCTTTCAGAGCTTACTGGCCGCGACTTCGGTTTGAAAAAAGGAATGGGAAAGAGGACGCTTTCGAGGGATGAAATTGCATTGTTTTGGAAGGGCTGCGATGAGTGCCGGATGAGCGAGCGAAACAAGATCATGCTCAAACTGTGCTTGTTCTATGGTTGCCGGATATCTGAGCTTCGCTTGGCGAAAAAGCAGCATTTCGATTTCGAGGAAGGGGTGTGGACGGTTCCGCCTGAGAACCATAAAACAGGAGCCAAAACACAACGCGCGATACTTCGTCCGATAATCGCGGAGATCGTTCCAATCTTGAAAAGAGTCATCTCTCTTGCAGAGGGTGATTACCTTTTTTCAAGCAAAAAAGATGCGCCAATGGGATCGGGAAACCATCTCAGCTTACCTGCAAATCTGCGGCTGTTTATGATTAAGGCGTATGATGTGAACGTCCCTCATTTCACCGTGCACGATCTGCGCCGCACCGCACGAACAAATTTCTCCGACCTCACGGATCCGCACATTGCCGAGATAATGCTCGGCCATATGCTGCCGGGAGTGTGGGCGGTGTATGACAAACACACTTATCTGAGTGAAATGAGGGTGGCGTATTCTAAATGGTGGGCAAGACTGATGAGTATTACTGAGCCAGACGTGGTTGAGTTCAAGCCTCGTTCCGCTGGGTAAATCGGCCTCTATCACTTCGCGGGTTGTGAAGTGATGCAAATGGCTTGGCGCGCTTTATTTTCGTTTCGGCCTCTTGCCAGGCAGCAACCTTGTGGCGATACCACTTATTAGGTGCGCCGGCTGCTGTGATATCAGGCTCCGGGAACGGGTTGTTTTCCGGGGTTCTTTTTCTGTAGCGCTCAAGAGTTCGCGATGACACCTCCAATTCACTGCAAATTGTTGAAGTTGTCATCCAGCTATGATCGTTCATGGTTACCTCACTACTTCCCCTCTCGCACCCGATGAATCTCACAGCAAAGGCGCAGCCAAACCGGCGGAGACTTCGGCCAGTATGGGGCTATCTTCACTGCGTGTTTATCGAGTAACTGACGGAGGGTTAAATTGTTGGAAGGGGAGTCGAAATCTCTTAAAAGCTCTCTGGCTGTACTGCGGAGAAGGTTTTTTCTGGTGGAGTCCATATCATGCAACGCCTACCTCCATCGTTATGCCTTTTCCTATGCGCAGGAGCTCGTCCCTAGATATGGTTGAGAACTGGCATCGCGGCTTGATAAATGGTCGCCAGATGAAAAGCAGACTGCCTTTGCTGTTGCCGTTCTTCCCCGGCTTGCCCGTTGCGGAATTAATAAACGCCAGGCGGCCATCGGTGATAAAGCGGACTTCATCGACTGACTGCAGCGCCAACGAAAACCAGCCTGTTGATGTGTCCGCCGGCAACAACATCACGATTGGCTGATTCTGCGCGCGGCATTGCTCCGCAGCCTTAAGCACCCACGGGGTGATGTCGCTGTATGGCGGATTGCACCAGATGGCGCCGTAACTCACCCAGTCGATTGACAGCGCGTTATCCTGCTCAGTCTGGTAGTGAGCACATAGAGCGTTACCATCGTCTGCCGCTGCATCCAGGAAGAAGCCAAACTCAACATCCAGTGCGTTGAAAACTTCGATTGGGGTTTGCCACCGGTCTTTGTGTTCTGGGGGCGTATTGCTGGCAAAAACAGTGCTCAATTCTCGACTCCCCAGCAGCGCGCCGCCGCGTTGATGCAGAACTCCATGCGGGTTTTAATCCAAGGAACATCGACTGCTCGCGCAAGCTTGAGGGACTTTTCCCAAACTTCAGCGGCCTTTTCATACCATCCACGCTGTTCACATTCAGCAGCAATTCTGGCGATATTTCGATATGCATCATAGGTGCCCATGTTTAAATCCTGATTTGGTTGTTGTAGCGCTCGTGGGACATAACCTCCCATGAGTTGCCGTTGTCTTTCGAAAGCATTCGCCAGCAGCGGGCCACTGGCAGCGTCAAATACTTATGCTGGTAGGTTTGGTTGGGCTTCTTTTCACCCCGCTTATAGGCGCATAGAACCCCCTCAGCTTTGGCGCTGATTCGTTGCGGAATTCGTGGTTTCATTTTTACCGATGGGTTATTTGGTAATTGGCGCCCAGCAAGCGGAGCGGATGCCAGGGCGGCGGACTTTCTCGACGGCTTTTTCTTTTTCCAGCTTGATCAGACGCTGGCGGATGGCTTTCCCGGTCATGCCATTGTAGCCGGCACAGCGGAGTAGGCTTGCGACAGAATCCGGCGTGGAGCCGACAATGCTGAGCCGCGAGATGATTTCGTTATCGTCGGGTATCGTGATCATTCCCACCCTCCGGCGCTGCTGCCAGCATTGCGGCGCGGCAGGCCATCCATGATTCCCAGCGTGCCTGCGTGTCATCATCAGCGTAACCAATGCCGTATTTGTGCAGATTGAATCCATCGTCGGATTCCCTCTCCGCGCGCTCAAACGTCAGTCGCAGCTCGTCAATTCCCGGCACTGCTGGCGCTGGCGGCGCATCGTACAGCACGCGAAACTTGTAATCGTTGCTCGTCGCGTGCTCTGCGCTCATCTCTGCGTGTTGCTCTGCTGTGATGCGCTCCCAGTCGTGCCACATGTTGTGGCCGCTGTTCCAGTGGCGCATTTCCCAGGCTACGGCGCGCACGTTGGCTGGCGCTGGCGTGGCGGTGAATAGCTCGGTGCCATGCGGCAGGTCTTTGCCGCCGTTCTGCCAGCAGATGCTTCCTCTTGCTGCTGGGCGACGGTCAACCAGCGCCACCGGCCGCGCCTCCCGGTTAGCCGCCAACTCATCAAAAGCGTCGGCGTTCTGCAGCATGTCCTGCGCAATTCTCACCGATTCCCATTTCGCTTCTACCGCTTTTTCGCGCCAGAACTTAGCGCGCGCTCTCAACTGCTCGATCGTTAACATTACTCATCCCCCTCTACGGTGAAGCCAGCGGCGCGGATTTGCTTTTTGGCGTGTTCGACGCCCTTCACCCAGGCTTTCAGCTGCTCATCAGTGCACCAGTGAGCCATGATAGCTACTGACCCGAAGTCGCAGTTTTGTAGCTGCACCGGCGTAGCCAGCTTGGCTTGTAGTTCACAGGACTCCTGTGCCAATCCTGCGTTCCATTCCCTCAGCCTTGCGTTGTGGGTTTCCAGCCTATTCGCCTCGCGCGCCAATCCTGCGCGCTGATCTCTCAGGGCCGTGTTATCTGCCTTCAAATTGTCAATAGCCATCATGATCGACTCGTTGTCGGGGTTGCAGCCCAGTTAGGTTCCGATTTCTTTGAACACCTGTGAGGCGTCTGCTTTAACGGCTTCAAGCTCGCCGATGCGCTTATCCTTCGCTTCCAGCTCTGCCAGCAGGTCGAGAATGACATCAGGGTTAGCAGCGGTGATGTAACGTGCGTTTGCCTGCTGCTCAGTGCTGAATGGTTCGTCATACCCAGAGTCAGGGCCACCGCCCTCAACTTTCGCGATAGGCACCATCCCGTCTCTGGATTCGCACGAAATTAACGCATCATCGCCATCACTCCAATCATCTCCCAGCTGCTCCCACGGCCCCGGAGTAGCGGCCATTGCGGCCGCTTTAAGTTCGCTGAATTTATCCATTGCTCTGCTCCTTCTTGGCTTTGTCGCGCTGAAACTCGTAGAAGTCACCACCGGCATCCATGTGATACATCAGTTGCTGGTACTCATTTGCAATTGCCTGCGAAATTTTCAGCGCATCAAGCAGGGCGGAGACGTACTCTTGCGAGTAGAGTGGGGAGCTTCCTTGCACATCAAAGAATGGCCGGATACTTGCCGTTTCCCCGCACTCCAGAAAGGTTTGCGCCAGCTTGCTAACGAATCCAACCGGCTTGCTCAGTTCGCTCAGCTTATTGTCCATGACTGTAGTCCTTCAGGTAGTCCAGAAGCTTCAGGATTGCCCAGCAGTAGAGGCTGAACAGTAAGCCTGCGAGGAAGTACGACCCGAACCCGGTAGCGGTTACTGTAACTACCTTGATCTGCAGGATTGCCACCACCAAAATCAGAATGCGAATTACGCCGATTAACGTGCTCATAATGCTTTCTCCTGGGCCTCGGCCCTATACAAAACACATTCCAGAATCACAGAACTGCACCAAATCCATCTGAGCACCTTTGCCGCCGCTAGGTTTTAACGGTGCCTCGGCAAGTGGGACGCCGTACTTTGTCAGCCACAACCACGGCCACGTTTTCTGGATTTCCCGTTCATGGTCGCAGGCGCGCTGGAAGTCTTCTGGCACGTTCTCCTTCATAAACAGCCAAAGATCGTCATCGCGGTTTGGGCACATCCAGCAAAGTGATGCTGGTGGTGTTGGGAGTCCGTAATCTTCGACGCACTGGATGCACATTTGCTTAGTCATCATCATGTCGATGAGTGGATAACGGCGGCGCCATTTCCCATCTGTGACCTTCATGCGGCGCGCTGCTTCTTCGATGCTGATCCCCATCCACATATCTACACCGCGTGCAGTCAGGTATTTCTCGCCGTATCTGTCGTTGAGAAATCTCTGCACTACCTCCTGCTTCCATTTGACACTGCAGAATGTTGGCTTTTTGCCGGTGCACCACCCATTCGCATCGCGGCCGTTACGTGTGGAGAAATACCCTGGCAACGGCTCATCTTCATCTGGCCCGACGATGTCGTATGTGGCGTAAAGGCTTTTCGGAACGATGTGATATTCGATGCCGACTTCATCGCAAAGCGCCTTGATATGCTTTGCTTGGTATGTAAAAACGTTGCTTGCTTCGCGCTCGGTGTCCGACATAACGATCACGTCGGGTTTTGGCAATACGCCTGCATGAATCAGGCAGATCATTGTGTTGCTCTGTGTTCCGCCACCGCTAGAAAGCACATTGAAGCGAGCTGAGTTGTGCTTAAACTGACGACGCGGAATGAAGGATTTCATTAATCTACCCACGCTCCACCTCCCTAGCGCTGTCACCTGACCGGCGAATCCCCATATCAATGAGCACGTTTTCATGGCGTGCCTGGCATTCGATATCGCAGAATGCCTGCTCGCATTTCTCGTCAAAAACACGGCCTTCGGTTTCGTCGTAAACGCGATGATTGCAGTATCCGCACTCTTGCGACCAGCCATGCTCCTCGATGAGCACCCTCCATGGCACATGACCCGCAGCGGCGTACTTATCCAGCTCCGGCGCACGACGGCACGAAACGATATCGCCAAACTCAACATCAAGTTCTGCTGCACCTTCACGACGGGCTTCTACATGAGTTTTGGCGAATCGAATGCATCCGAACTCATCGGCTTGCACGCTGAACGCCTTCAGTTCATTTGCTGGCATCACTGGGCGCTCTTTCATTTGGCCTCCCGCTTTGCCGCGTTGTACTCGCTTCCGAGTATTTCTACCGCGCCAGCATCGGCCTTTGGTTTTGCTCCGGTTTCGATGTAAATCGTATTGGCATGGCGGAACATGGAAAAACCAGTCATGAACAGGATCCCCCAATCAAGTCCTATAGCAGGGTAGAAAGCTGAGACATCTACTGAATTTTTGGGACGGTTACTATTCCAAAGCGCCGTAAGTTCTTTGTGCTCAGCCGACAACCCGCGAGGGGCTTTAGATTTTGGCCAACTGCAGTAACCGTTGTTGTTGGTTGGTTGAGTCCACAGAGACTCGGAAACATACGTAGTGCCGTGAAAACGAATGCCGTGGAAAGACGTGCTGGTAACGTCATTTTTAAAAACTGGGAGAGCACCGAACAATTTAGCGAACTCTGAACCCTGTTGGCGAAGCGCGGCATCAGCCTGCTGCATTGCATCCCAAGCGGCGATCGCTTCCGGGGTACTGATTTTATAGAAGCTCATTTGGCCTCCCGCAGCTCGGCATGAAACTTTATGGACATATCGGCATAAGCACGAGCATCTACCGCGCTAATCTCCAGCCATTCAGTCATTGAATCGATGTCAATTACGTGCGGGTTATCCATAACTGAGCTGAAAATTCGATTGGCTATTTTTGCGTATAGGTCGGCAAACTCAGGGTTAAATCTCTCTGGCTCCACTTTTCCGTAAGTGTCGAGAAGTTCGCAGAATCGTGCATGGATAGCTGCAAGTGCTGCGTCAGTGGCCGGGGTTTCGATGATTGAAACTTGGTGCAGATGCTCGACGCCCTCGCGCAACCATGCAGCCATGTCTGGAACGGAATCTGACGGGCCTGATAAGGTGTCGCTGCTGTAGATGCGGATAGAATCCAGGGCCTCGCGCATGGACGCATTCTCCACAGCCAGGGCATCGGCTCGTTTCTGCTGCGCATCTCGCTCAGCCTCCAACGTGCTCACTACCTGCTGGTGGGCATCAAACCGAACAAGCTCGCCGTGCTCCGCTTCACGGGCGAAAGCCTCAAAGCGAACTGCGTGCATTTTGTAATCAGGGGTAAAGCGCTTGATGGTTGTCATGCTTCGTCTCCCAGCACCCAGCGGAGCGCCTGAGCGTAATCACCGCTCGCACCTTCCAGGGCTTTCATGATTTCTTTTCGGGACTTCATGCGGGGTTTGGCATCGCCAATGACCTGACGCTGCCGGCGTGCCTTTTCGTGGCCTTTGGTGCCGGCGGTTGCCGCTTCAACCTCTTTCACTTTTTCGCGCTGTTCGTCGGGTGTGAGGTTCGCCAGTTGGCGCGCCTGTGTAACGGTAATGTCGCCAGATTCAACCGCATCTTTAACGGCCTGAGTGGCATCGAGCAGGGCGAGTGTGGCGCGGATCGTCTGCACGCCGACGCCAAACATCAGGGCAAGGTCTTTTTCGTCGTGACCCCGCGTCAGCGCATCAGCCATTTTCTTGGCGCGGCCCAGCGGTGTGTCTGCCTGAAAGATTTCATTGGCACTAATCATCACCTCGGCAACGCTAAACGGTGATCCACGCCTGACGACCGCCGGCACCAGAAGCGGTTTTTTGCCTTCTTCCCGCAGACGTTTATTGGCTTCGAGGGTATTTTTAACCCGCTGGCGACCTTCAACTACGCAGGAACGGCCTGTCTCAGGGTCTTTCCAGATAATGATCGGCTCCAGCACCCCCAACTTCATGATGCTAAGCACCGTTGGTTCATGGAGAGGAAGGTGGATGCGTTCATCGTAAAGCGGGTGCGTTTTATCGGATACCAGGTGCAGATTTTCCGGCTCGAACATCAGCACGTTGGTTTTACCGCTGGCGCCGTAGGCTTCCTTTGAGTTTTTGGCCATGCATCAACTCCAGACCGCGCCTGCAGTCAGCAGGCACAGGGTAAAAATGAGAAGGTAGAAGAGGTGTTTGCCGTGGTGGCGCTTAGGGGCGAAATCGCCCCCGGTCAGGTCGTACTTGTGCTGAATACGGGTGTTGAGGCTTACCATGTTGGCCTCCGCTGCTGAGTGTGCAGGCGGCGCTGCAGTGTTCTGATGTTCTGGCGGACAACGTACACCGGCGCACAGGTGTCGGAGCAGACGAGGATTCTCACGGCTTTATATCTGCCGTCTTCATAGCGCTGAATGCTCACGGCCTGTTTGGCTACGTCGCGCGTCTGGCCGCAGTGTTCACAGCGTTGGATAGTGGTTTGCATAACATGTCCTCTCAATGAAATTCACATGGGCAAAGGCGCTGCCTGAGTTGATGCACGCGCTCGGTTTCCCTACGGTTCCAGCACACTGGAGCAGGGCAGCGCCTTTGCTGATGTGAAAAAAAGAGCCCCGGCGAGCGGGGCAAAGGATGTGACAAGGGAAGTGGTACTGAGCAGGCTTGTGATTTCTCACACACCTGGTGGCGCATCGAACCGGGGCTTTATACTGTGTAGGTTAAAAGGTGAACCGGAACGATACGCCACCAGATAGGTGAGATGCCGGCGTTAACCGGCAATGTATACGCAGCCCGCTATGGTTACGGCCCACAGGCAGAGGCCAACAGCGACGCTGTAGGTCAGCGCCTTCCATCCGTTTAAGCTCATGATTGCCTCAGTGCGCCCCGTAGGGCGCGGTGGGTGTTATTTGGTTGCGGCCAATTTTCTTGCGTAACCCAGGAATCGCCGTGATTTTTCAGGCGTTATACCTTTCTCCGGCCATGCTGCTGCCTTAGCGTTGTTGCGCAGTGACCGACGTATCCTGCGGTAGTCAAATTTGCCAGATGGGCGACGCAGGCCGGAAAGGCGTTTTTCTGATTGCTGTAGTTTCATCGTGTAACCCTCTGCTGTAGTGGTGGGATAAATCATCGGCGGCCATGATTGAAATGGAAGCCGTGCCGTAGTTCTGCTGATTTTCTGGCGCAGGCGGCTTCAAAAATTCCTCCAAAACTACCCAGATGATGCTGTTTCCCTTCAAAATTTATGTATGCCTGCCACTTCTCCTCGGCCTTGTTCCAAAGGACGCCGACAATACCGCTGGTATTGTTTTGTGGCCTTGGCCTGTTCTTCATATTTTCTTGGTGAGTAACTAGGCGAAGGTTAGAAATGTGGTTGTTGAGCCCGTTGCCATCAATGTGGTCAATGTATTTCCCTGGTGGTGGTGCACCGTGGTGCATTTCCCAGATTATTTGATGTGCCTTGTACTTTTTCCCGTTGATTTCTATGCGCACATATTTGGTTCTGCTGCCCTTCGGCACGCAAATCTCGCCTGCAGGTCTGCCGGCATATTTGGCATTCCACCAATTGGACTGTTGTGGTTGAGGTTTACGAAAAAGAACCGAGTCTCGAATTTCAAACAGGTCTGAAAAGTTCAAAATTATTCCCTCCAGTAGAACTTATGCCTGCCGCCCCACCCTGGCAGCGGCAGGGTAAATCCACTCCGTAACCGTTACATTTTCCAGCCCTCCAGTTGTTCGCCTGTTGAATGAGTCAGGCTCTCGGAGTTTGTTTGCATGACTTATCAGCCTCTCGCTGCGTAATCCTCTGCGTAAGCTATCGCCCGCGGGCGCTTCACCTACCTGCCTGGTATCCGTACCGGCGCCATTTCAATTTGCCAGGGCGCTGCGGTCAGCCTGTCATGCGGTTCTGATTGTTAAAGAGCGTCCCGGTGGTTTGGGGTGACGTTGTTGCTGTCGATGGATTAAAATGTACAGGCAAAACTGTATTTAGTAAACAGGAAAAACTGTAAAAATTACAGGTCATGATGTAATCCAATGATTTGGAAAAGATTAAAGTTTGAAATTTAGGCGAAAAAAAACCTCGCCGAAGCGAGGTCTTGAAGTTGAGAGGGATTAACTTATTGTGACGCCATACCAGAACACCGCACCAACCACCCTGATTTTGTTGCTATCGTCACCCATATATATTTCATCTGGGTACTCATCAGTGTTGAATGACCGTAGGCGCACTCCACCAGGAAGGCGATACAAAATCTTCACCCGCGCCATACCGTCATGATCCAATGCATAGATCTTTCCGTCTTTTATCTCTCTGTTACCAGTATTGATGGCGACTGTAGCTCCATCAGGGAGAACGGGCTCCATGCTATTACCCCAGACCGACATACAAGCCGCTTCTTCGGGCTTTACTCCTAGTTTTTTTAAGCTACGGAGTGAGAACTTTAGCTTTCTACCCTCGCAGTCAAGCTCTACCACTCTACCATTCCCCGCAGCTAACTGAGCCTCTTTGAAGAAAGGCAGGTAGACATCATCTTCATCTTCTTCTTCATCGTCTGTCCAGAGTGAAATACCGTCCAAAGGCGTCGCATTCGACTCTTGGACACCGGTTTTTAGCCACTGCATTGAGCACTTAAGAGCTTGAGACAGTTCAAATATTTTTCTCGGGTTTTTTGTCTCACCATTTTCAATGCTTGCAATTGACTGTTGCCGAATACCAACCAGATCAGCAAGTTCTGTTTGAGTAATACCAAGCGCTTCGCGCCTAGTTCGTACCCTTTCTGCAAGGCTCATAACCCCTCTCCGCCATTAATGAACAGCGCAAATCTTCACAGTAAATACTGTATTTGACAAACAGGCTTGCCTGTAGAACAATACAGATAAAACTGTAGGAGAGCGCAATGAATACAGGTAACACACTTTCGCATCGGGCAAAGGCTCGACGGATCGAACTTGGGCTTACACAAGCCGAAGTTGCAGAGCTAGCTGGGATTACGCAGCAGTCATACCAGCAACTCGAGGCTGGGGAAACGAAGAGGCCCAGAAACTTACTGGAGATTTCTTCAGCCCTTAAATGCACAGCCCATTGGCTGATGTATGGAAAACGCAAACTTTCTTCGTGAAAGCAACCTTTCAACATAACGGAAATTGTAAATGGAATCAGTCGCAACAACACGCAACGAAGCCCAAGCGATTCAGAGCGACATCATGAGCCGCATCGCTGCCATCGGGGTGACAAGCCTGGCCGGCGCGATCGGCGTTGATAAATCGCAGGTGAGCCGCTGGCAGAGCAAAGGGGGGCTGGTGGAGAAAGCCAGTCTGCTGCTGGCAGCTACAGGATTCCGACGTTCGGAAACCATGCTGACGTTCAGGGGCGAGGAAACCGCAGAACTGGCGCGCGGGTTAATGGCGATGCTGGAGCATATCCGGGAACCAAAGACGGAATAGGGGGCTTTATGGCCTGGGACACGTTTGTTTACGACAACATCAAGAAGCAGCTGGTGAAAGAGGGATTCAGCGAAGCGCTGGCTCAGGGGGGGGGCAAACCATGGAGCTGATTACTATCGCCGTATGTCGCAGGCGAGCCGCAAAGGGATGGCATTCGACGATTGCCTCACCAGAGCCAGGCAGTTTGCATTGGCAAGCGGTACGAAGGACGAGAAGCCAGAGAAGGCGGGAAAGAAAGCAAAAAGCCGCGCAGTTGCAGCTGCGCGGCCTTCACTAATCTGATTTGGAGTTCTGCTATGAACAACCTGATTGTGATCGAAGAGACCGCCATTCGTCAAGACTCGGCTGGCCGTTACTGCCTGAATGACCTGCATCGTGCCGCTGGTGGTGAGGAACGCCATAAGCCGAAATACTGGTACGCCACCCAACAAACGCAAGAGCTTGTGCAACTTTTGACCGAGGGAGGAATTCCCCCCTCGCAAGAAAATCAACCAATTAGCGTTATTCGCGGTGGGTTGGAGCAGGGCAGTTATGCCTGCAAAGAGCTGGTTTACTCCTACGCCATGTGGATCAGCGCGGCCTTCAACCTGAAGGTGATACGCACCTTCGACGCAGTACAGACCGCATCACCGATGACCGAGCTGGAAATGATCGCTCTGATGGCTACCAAAGCCGCCGAGCAGCAGCGCCAGATGAACGCATTACAGCTGCAGGTGAGTGGAGTAACTCAGCAGATTGAAGAAATCTCGACCGGCGCCATTCCTCCTGGCTGGCAGACTGTCCGCAACCTTGTTGCTGAATCCGGCCTTTCCGACGGGAAGGTGAGAGCACTGATCAGCGCCTTCCATGTACCCAGCAAGAAAATCCCCTTCAACGCACCGGGCGGCATTCTGACGAATGCGACGGTGGCGAAAGAGGACGATTTCATGTCTGCGCTGGGCGAGGTACGCCGAACGGCGACGCGCGCCTGCCGCAGCAAGTACTGGTATCACCCGCGCCTTGGCCGCTTCGAGATGAAAGAGCTCCATGACTAGCCGCGAGGTTGATCGGTACTACGTAGACAGCCACGGCATCCGCGTGCATGTCATCCGTTGGGACATCGGCGAGAACCGAGTGATTTTCCTGCGTGATGGTTATGAGCATGGCGAGTGCTTCAGGTCTGTCGAGAACTTCAATGAGAATTTTAAGCGAGTCGAAGTATGAGCCAGATTTTTGAAATCGTGCAGGCTATGTCAGGACAAAAAAACTGCATCGTAATCCCGCGTCCATACATTGATTTTTTTTCCGAAGATCAGCAAGCGTTCGCTTTGGCGGCCGTATTGAATCAGCTTGTCTTCTGGTCTGGTAAATCAAGTCGCGATGATGGTTGGTTTTACAAAGGTCACCAGGAATTAGCTGGAGAAATTGGCCTGAGTGAAGATCAAGTACAGCGAGTGGTAAAAAAGCTCCGGCAAAAATACCTCCCTAATGCAATTGAGGTTGCTAACCGCAAGGTTAACGGCACGCCGGTAAACCATTACCGAATTATCGGCAATGCTTTGATTGCCGAAATATTCCCGTCACGCATGGACTCCGCAGAATCGCGTAATGGAAAACGCGAAGATGCGGAATCAACAACGCAGAACTGCGGAAAGGAAAACGCAGAACCGCGTAACGGGAACCGTGAAGACGCGGAATCTTATCTCTATCCAGATCAATACAAACAGATCACCAAAACCCCTTCTTGTCCGGTCGCTCCGCAACCCGACGAATCAGGCGATGAGAAGTTTTTATCTCGGCACCCAGAAGCGGCGGTATTCAGTGCCAAGAAAAAAATCTGGGGCAGTGCTGAAGACCTGAAGTGCGCGGAGTGGATCCGCTCTCGCATCGTGAAGCTGTATGAACAAGCTGCCGAAAGCGATGGGGAAGTCGCCAGACCAAAGGAACCTAACTGGGCTGACTGGGCAAACGAAATTCGTCTGATGTGCTCTCAGGACGGACGCACGCACAAGCAGATTTGCGAGCTGTTCGCGAAGGCAAACCGGGATCCATTCTGGTGCAAGAACATCCTGAGCCCGTCAAAGCTGCGTGAGAAGTGGGACGATCTGACGTTGAAGCTAAGCGCCAACCCTACCGGCACGTCTGGTGGACACTGGAACACGGCCGAAGCCTGGGGTAATACGCTATGAATAAATTCATGAGTGCCATTCAAAATCGCGATGGCGGAGCCTTGGCGCGGATGATGCCGTCGGAGCCACAGGCGAGGGTAGTCAATGGGAATGCTGAAAAATTGGTTGATCTGCTGTTCACCAACCTCATGCAAGTCTTCCCTGCGGCAAAACAAACGGCATTGAGCACGCCAGCAGAAGTCGCTGCAGCAAAGCGTCAGTGGATCCTGGCATTCGCAGAGAACGGGATCACCTCGGTGGAACAACTGCAAGCTGGCATGCGTATGGCCCGACAGCAGGAAAGCGATTTCTGGCCTAGCTGTGGGAAATTCATTGGCTGGTGCAAGACGGGCGCAGCTTTGGCTGCCGGCCTGCCATCGGTTGATGAGGTTGAGGCGGAGTTCAAACGCTACAGCGCTAATCGCGGTCACGTTCGCCCAGAGGATTTCAACTGGTCGGCTCCGGTTATGTACTGGATTGTGATCGACGTTCGTCACCAGATGCTCCAGTACAACCACACCGAAAGTGAGATCCGCAAGTCAATTCAACAGCATCTCAACCGCTGGGCTAAACGACTGGCTAAGGGCGAGCGCGTGCCAACCCCTGCGCCACAAATCGCCTACAAGCAGAACATCCCAGCGCCATCAGAACTGATGGACAAAGACGGCAAATTTCAGCGCAAAGGTGAAGAGCTGCTGGCTCGCATTCGCGCCAAAAAACAGGGACAACCGACATGAGAGCGATAGTCAAAGCAGCGGTACAGCGTGATCTGGGTATTGTGCTGATCCCAGTTACTGAGGAGATGGCGTTTCACATGAACGGGCGCCTGATGATTTCTACCATCCCTCGTAAATTCGTGGACACGCCAGAAGGCGTTCTGCCGCCGGTGGAGCATGAGATCGCCAGCGACCCACGGTTACAGGTTTTCTTCCAGCACGAGCGAGTCATAAACGCCTGCGGCGGCGTTAACGCCATCGAAGCCTGGGCGATGCAGTTCACGAAATGCCAATACAGCAAACATGATCGCCCATCGACGATTCTGGACACTGAGCGGGTAGGGCATTCCGCCGTTCGCATTTGCCCTCAGTGTTACAAACAAAGCTGTGGCTCATCGCCAAAGCTGGAAAAAATTGCAGCTCGTAATACTGCGCGCTGGATAGCTGAGACGGCGAAACACCGCTTGAAGTCGGAAGGCCCGCTAACCATTCCTGAGCTGCTGCTGTGGTCGATGCTGGCCGGGGTATTCGATCTGATCCCTGAAGAGGTTGCGCGCACTGTGACTGACAGGCCTGAACCAAAGGTAATCAGCGGCACCCGAAGGGAGTCCGACATGGATTGTCTGCCGGCGGTTAAAGAGCTCATAGCTAAGCAGGCGGCTAAGTGCTTCACCGTAGACCCAGCACCACAAAAAGCCTTCATGCTGAGGCCAAAGCTCACCCGCGTAGAGGACAGCAAATATACGCGCTGGGTAAAAACTCGCCCCTGCTGCGGTTGCGGTGCGCGCTCAGACGACCCTCACCACATCATCGGTCACGGCCTGGGAGGAATGGGAACCAAGCCCAGCGACTACCTGACAATCCCGCTGTGTCGTACCTGTCACCGCAATTTGCATGACGACCCAGCAGCGTGGGAAGCGGAACATGGTAGCCAAACTGATTTGCTGGCGCAGTTCCTGGATTACTCCTTTGGCATCGGGGCGATCGCATGAAGACGTACTCGATCACACCAATCCCTAAACCACGGATGACACAAAAAGACCGGTGGGCCAAGCGCCCGCCAGTTCTCCGCTACCGGGCATTCTGCGACGAGGTGAAATTGAATCGAATCTCGCTGCCTGAGAGCGGCTATCACGTGACGTTTGTTTTACCCATGCCAGAGAGCTGGAGCAAGAAGAAACGCGCTGAGATGGCCGGGAAACCGCATCAGCAGAAGCCAGACAAGGACAATCTGGAGAAGGCATTGCTGGATGCCATTTTTGAGGACGACTGCCGCATCTGGGACGGTCGAGTAACAAAGATTTGGGGCGAAGTAGGCCAAATAATTATAGGGGAAATAGCATGAGATTAGAGTCGATTCCGAAATACTTTGCACCGAAATCACCGACCTTCAGCGATTCACCGCGGGCGACTGCCTCGGACTCTTTGACCGGTACTGACGTGATGGCGGCATTCGGGATGTGCCAGGCTCAGGCCGAGTTCGGTCTGGATTTATTCTTGGCGAAACAGGGTATCAGCTCACCTGAGCGTGCTCTGGAGCGGTTGAAGGAATACGCGATAAAAGCTGCCGGCGCACACAAGGCCATCCGCAAACACAGTGAAGAGATTCAGCACAGAGCGATCGGCGTCATGGTGGCGTTTGCATTCCAGGATTACTCCCGCAGCGCGGCCAGCGTCAGGACGTGCGAATGCTGCAAGGGGGAGGGCTTTATTGACGCTGAGGTCTTCACCAACAAAGTCCAATATCCAGACGGTAAGCCGCCGAAATGGGCGAAAATCACAAAAGGCGTGTTCCCGTCGTACTGGGAGGAAGTGAAATCAGTGATGGAGGTTGTGAAGGTGCTCTGCCCAACCTGCAAGGGAAAGAAGGTGATCAGCAACGCATGCAGATGTAACGGACGCGGCAAGGTGCTGGACAAGAAGCTGAGCGATAAGACAGGGATCCCGGTGACGAAGGACTGCGACAAGTGCAGCGGTAGAGGGTATGCGCGCCTGCCAACTGAGCAGGTTAGAAAGGCGCTGGCGCTGGAAGGGTTAGAGATAGCGGAAACCACCTGGCGCCGGGACTACAAACCCTTCTATGAGCAGCTTGTCACGCAGTGTCACAAAGAGGAAAGCATCGCGGACTCTATGCTGGCGGCGGTCACGGTTTAACAGAATTAAGAAAAATAGCGTCACGTTAAAAGCAAAGTGTTGACAGTTTGGCGAAAATGGACTAGCTTTATCTCCATGATGTGATATTTCCGCTTGTCACATGACCAATCAATTAAGGCCCGCCTCTGTGCGGGCTTTTTGCATTTCAGCCCCAGCCAACGGACGACACACACGGCACACCCTCTTACCGGCAGCGTTTACGGCTGGTGGCTGAACCCTACCCATAACCCGAAGCCGGGAAAGAGCCCCGGAAGGGGGAGGTTATGAAAATGCCCTGGAAGAATGAGCCCAACATCCTATCAATGCTGATTGCGTTCGGCATGACCCTGCTGGGTGCTATTGCCAGTTACTCATTCAAAGTGCTGAACGGCGAGGCATTCAGTTGGCGCACGCTGTTTCTGCAGCTCTTTGTTTCTATCTTTGCCGGGTTAACCATGGTGATGATCGCCCTACATTACGACTGGCCATCAGAAGTGATGGGTGGTGTGTGTGGTATGGCTGGCTGGTCTGGCGCATCACTGATTAAGGCGCTGGAACGTCGATTCTTGAACAAAGCAGGTGATGGCTATGATAACCAGTAACAACGGACGCAATTTCATCAAGGGTTTTGAGCAGCTTCGCCTGAAGGCATACCCAGACCCCGGCACCGGCGGCAAGCCCTGGACGATTGGCTGGGGCCACACCAAGGGCGTTATGCAGGGCGACCGAATTACCCAGGAACAGGCGGAGCAATTCTTCTCTGATGACTTGGCCGTGTTTGAGCTGACGGTCAACAGCGCGATTAAGCGCCCGATGACGCAGAACCAGTTCGACTCGATGGTATCGCTGGCATTCAACATCGGCGGCCCTAACTTCGCGCAATCAACTTTGGTGAAGAAATTCAACATCGGCGATGTGCAAGGCGCAGCGGATGAGTTCCCCAAATGGCGAAACTCGGCAGGTAAAGTTATGCCTGGACTGGTGAGGCGCCGTGCAGCAGAGCGCGAGATGTTTTTGTCATGAACACCTCATTCAGTTTCCGCACGCTGGCGATCGGCCTGTTGCTGGTGGCGCTGATTGTCGCGGGCAGGCTGGCGTTTTACTTCCACAGCAGCGCAGTAAAGGCCGGTGAGCAGGTTAAGCAGCAGGAAAAGACGCTGGCGCAGCAGGCAGGACTGATCACCACACTGCGCGCGGATGACGCCCGTAATCGCGCAATGATGGCTGAACAGCAACGGAGAGAGCAGCAGCTGCGCAAGCAGGGCGAAAACTACCAGAGGAAATATCAGGATGCCATTAAAAATGACGAGTGCGCCCGCCGCACTGCTCCTGGTGCTGTTCTTGGCCTCCTGCGCGGAACGGACACCGCCGCCGCCGGCACCGATCGTGCTTTTACCCCCTGAGTCGGTGTTCACCCCCTGCGAACAACCAAAATTGCAGGGTGATACCTGGGGGGATATCGGCAGCCACGCGCTGGCGCTGCAAACAGCTTTATCAATCTGCGCTGGTCGGGTGGCCACGCTGAACCAATGGCGGGAAGCCGCTGGGAGAAACTGAATGACACCAGAGCAATTCGCATATTGGTTGCAGGGATTCGTTGAGCTTCATGGCGAATTACCAAGCGAGGAGCAGTGGAAGCTGATTAAAGAGCACCTCCAAACCGTCTTTAGCAAAGTTACGCCACCTCTGGGCAGCTTTGCTGTTGGCCTTGGTTCCCTGACGTGCTGAATGGGCGCTCAAAATATACAAAATTCTGCAAAAGGCATTAATTGAGTGCCTTTGACAGAATAAACGATCTGAATCCTCGGGTGGTGTTCGACGTCATTGCCGGGGTTATATCCAGCTAACCAGCAGGAAATTCTAAAATGGCATTATCAAAAGAAGAAGAGATTCAGCGGCTGATGCTGCTGGGCGTAATCAGTCAGCTGGATGAAGCTGAACGGAATGAAATTTATGCACTGAAAGATAAGTTTCTGGGGGTTTTCAAAACGGCAACCAAGCCAGAGCTTGCAATGGCAGCCTTAGGATTGGCCTCAGCGGACACTCAGAAAGAGGGTTGCTAACACCATCGGCATTACAGGTGGCATTCACTGAGTGCCACCGATAATGCGCAAAGCAAAGTCACCGAATCTATCCGGCTCGCTGTGGGGTAGAGGCTGGTGACTTTTTTTATTTTGGAGGGATCATGGCTAAAACAGCACAGGATGAGAGCCATGAGAGGCGCCCATACCCACCGCTACGGTTTATCGAAGACCATCAGCTAACGCCTTATATCGGCCTGGTGCCTGCGAACGAGGTACAGGAGTGGATGAAGCGCCAAATTATCGACGAAGCCGGCAGCCTGTTTAATCCAGACCACGGACACCTTGCAGACGCCGATCTACGCTTTATGTGGGCATCGTCCGCGTTTGAGAAGAAAGGGCGCCATGTGCTTGGACAGGCTGAAGAGGTGGCGATGCGCGCCGGAGGCTGGCAGAAGGCCAGGATGGAACAGCAGATGCATGAGTGGTTCGATGAAGTGCCGAAATTCATCATCACGCTTGCTGCCGACTACTGCTCACAGTGCTCTGATGCTGAGTTCTGCGCCCTGGTCGAGCATGAGCTTTACCACATCGCACAGGCTACAGACGATTTCGGTGCACCAAAATTCAACAAGGAAGGCCAGCCGGTGCTGAAGTTGCGCGGCCACGACGTTGAAGAGTTTGTTGGCGTGGTTCGCCGGTATGGCGCCAGCGTGGAAGTTCAGGAACTGGTTGATGCGGCTAACAGGCCTGCGGAGGTAGCGCAACTAAACATTGCCAGGGCGTGCGGTAACTGCATGTTGAGGCTGGCGTAAATATTGGACTGTATTGGACGGATGGTGATTTATGGCTGCATTAAAACCAGATGTAAAAGCCTTCATCATTCAGTCGCTTGCGTGCTTTGATACCCCTACGTTGGTCGTGGAGTCCGTCCAAAAAGAGTTTGGGCTAAAAATCACGCGTCAGCAGGTTGAATCTCACGACCCGACAAAGGTTAGCGGCAAGTCGCTGGCTAAGAAGTGGGTAGACCTGTTCCATACGACGCGGGAGCGATTCAAGACAGAAATTTCAGATATTCCGATCGCCAACAAGGCTTACCGGCTGCGCGTTCTTGATCGCATGGCGACGCGAACCGAAACCATGAAGAACTACGCATTGGCCGCTCAGATCGTCGAGCAGGCCGCGAAAGAGTGCGGCGATGCGTATACCAACAAGCAAAAGATTGAAACCCAGCACACCATCGCTGATGAGGTGGCTGAGCTACTGAAGGAGATATCTTCTGAGGCGTGATTTATGGCTGATCTCAACAAGCAATTCAGCGAGCTGAAGAAGAACCTTAAAAATCGATTCTGGCGCCTGAACAACCTTTACTTCATTACCGACAAATCGGGGAAGAAGGTTAAGTTCAGGATGACCCCTGAGCAGCTCGAATACTTCGAAGGCGTACACACCAGGAACATAATCCTAAAGGCCAGACAGCTCGGCTTTACGACGCTGGTTTGTATTGTCCAACTCGATGCCGCGTTGTTCGAATCAGCCAAATGCGCGCTGATTGCCCACACCTTAAACGACGCAAAGCGCTTGTTTAGGGAAAAGGTCAAATATGCCTACGATAACCTGCCGGCGCTGATCAGAAAGGCGAACCCGGCAAAGAACGACGCAGTTGGTGAGCTTGTTTTTAATAATGGCGGCTCTCTCTACGTCAGCACGTCATTTCGTGGCGGCACGCTGCGTTACCTGCACGTTTCTGAGTTCGGCAAGATCTGCGCTAAGTACCCGGACAAGGCCCGTGAAATCGTCACTGGTGCCTTTGAGGCAGTATCGACAGATTGCTTTACAACTATCGAGAGTACAGCCGAGGGCCGCGCTGGGTATTTCTTCGACTATTGCCAGACGGCCGAGAAAGCACAGCTGCAGGGAAAAACGTTATCAAACCTCGACTGGAAGTTTTTCTTCTTCACGTGGTGGAAGAATCCTCAGTATGCAATAGACCCGGTAGAAAGCCTCCCAGAGCGCCTTGTTGACTACTTCAACGAGCTGGAAGCCAAACATGGCGTCACGCTCAATGAACGCCAGAAGGCCTGGTATCTCGCTAAAGAGAAGACTCTTGGCGACGACATGAAGCGTGAGTATCCGAGTATACCCGCTGAAGCCTTCCAACAGTCGGTAGAGGGAGCGTATTACGCCAAGCAGTTCCGCTGGCTGTATACCAATAAGCGGATCGGTTCACTTCCCGATAATTCTCATCTCCCGGTTCACACGTTCTGGGATATCGGTGTAGGTGACTCAACAGCTATCTGGTTCGTTCGTGAGGTTGGTGAAGAGTTTCATGTCATCGACTACTACGAGAACTCTGGAGAGGGCTTGAGGCACTACATGAAGGTGCTCAAAGACCGTGGCTATGAGTACGGCGAGCACTGGGGGCCACACGATATTGAAAACCGAGAGTTTGGCTCTGATGCTAAATCACGGAAGGAGCTGGCGCGTGAGGGGTACGAAATCGACGGCCAGGTTTATTCGATGACTTTCAAGGTTGTGCCCAAAGTGGGCGTTGATACCGGTATCGAGTCTGTCCGTGAAATCCTCCCTAAATGCGTCTTTGACGATGAGAAGTGTGCTGAGGGTATATCTCACCTTGAGGGATACCGAAAAGAGTGGGATGACAAGCGCGGATGCTGGAAAGACAAACCTCTTCACGATCACACGTCGCACGGTTCAGATGGTTTCCGCTACTTTGCCGTAGCGAAGAACAACCACAAACAAGTTGGCGCCGTATTCTTCTAAGGAGCTCTCAGTGAGTGAACAAAATAGCGAGGTTGAATTCCTCGTCAATGCCCTCGCTGACGCAGTGGCGATAGGGCGCCAGCGTTCCTTGTACGCGGGGCAGATGAATGGCAACACGAAGAGAACAAAGCTGTGGGATGAGTTCGGCTACCCAGACACCATAAGCTTCGATCTACTTCTTCGAGCCTATCGTCGAAACTCCGCGGCTCATGCCGGCGTGCATAAAACGTTGGATAACTGCTGGAGTGACTATCCGACGATTATTGACGGCCCGCTGGCTGATAAGTCTACCGTCTCTACAGAATGGGAGAAAACGGTCACCAGGCTGCTGAAAAAACATTGGTCAAAAATCAAGGATGCCGATCGGCGCAACCTGGTAGGCCACTACTCTGCAATCATTCTGCAGCTCAAAGATAGCAGGCCATGGTCAGAGCCTGTGGATACAGCGCTGGTGGCAAGACTTGGCGAAGATGCGTTGGTGAAGATGATCCCCGTTTGGGAATCGCAGATTAAGCCTGGCAACTATGACATCGACACGCTATCCCCAACTTACGGGCAGCCGGTGAATTACATCTTCAACGAGCAGCCTGTGGGTGATGACGGCACTTACGGAAACGTGAGAAGCGTTACGGTTCACCCCAGCAGGGTGATCATCCTCGCCGAAGGCTCAGAAGATGAGAATATGTTGTCTGGCATCCCTCTAAACGAGGCTGGTTACAACGATTTGTTGGACATCGAAAAGACCAAGGGAGGAAGTGCCGAGGGGTTCCTGAAGAACGCGAGCCGCCAGCTTGGTATTCATTTCGACGATAAAACCGACATGAAAACCATCGCGCAGCAGGCGAAGGATGCCGGCTATAAAGACCTTGGCGAGGCAATGAATGAAAAGATCAGGAAGCTCAACCAGGGTACGGATTCTGCGCTGGTAACTCAGTCTGGGACATCATCTGTCCTTTCAGTTGCCGCCGCTGACCCTACACCGTCATGGACAGTCTCGGCCAATAGCTATGCCTCAACCATCGGCTGCCCGTTCAATATCCTCTTTGGCAAGCAAACCGGGAATCTTGCTTCTACCGAAGACAGGAAGGAATGGGCTAAAAAAGGGAATGGGCGCCGTGGCGGTTGGTTGTCATGGCTGCTAACTGAAGTCATTCAAAGATGGTGTGACGTCGGCGTAGTATCGCAACCAAAGAAAGGCGAGATCACCGTCGATTGGTCTGATTTGCTGGCGCCAGGTGATAGCGAGAAGCTCGAGAACATGAGCAAGATGGCAGATGTTGCCTACAAAACCCAGCAAGCGTTCGGCGCGTCTGCTGTTGAACCAAACGAGGTGCGTGCCGCCGGCGAACTGGAGCCAATCGAGGAACCTAGACAGCCAGACCCGACAAAAAAGCAGGTCGGTAAGGATCCACTGAATGATGACAACGCTGAGGCCTAAAGCCGGGACACCGATAATACCGCGCAATAAAGCAGACCCCACCCAATCCTATCGGCAAGTTAACAAAATGTTCCGGGATATAGAGAGCCGATATCTGGGCATCAAAACAACGCTTCGGCAACTTTTTGACCAACGATTAACTGGCCGGGTGCTGGTGGGTAACTCTCAGCGATCGCATGTTCTTTCAGGTGACACCCTATATCAGGTAAACGCCGGTACGTTTGTCTACGACATGAACGCTCAGCAGTTGGCAGCGCTTCTTGAGGTAATACAAACGATCCTTGATGACTACCTGTTAGAGGGTAACGGTCAGGATATTTGGGCGCTGCAGTATATTTCAGATGAGTATCGGCGCGGCACACTCAATGCCTATACGAACCTGTCTGCTCAGTCCGAGGTCTACGCGTCGCAGACCACGCTAAGCGCGCTTTTGTCCACACCTGCTTATCAGAACCAGGTGGCCGCTGCTTTCGTGTCGACGTACAGCGATTGGAAGGGGATCAGCGATGCAACGCGCGCTGACCTTGCCAATATCATCGCCGATGCTGTAGGGCGAGGCGTAAACCCGCGTGAAACCATGAGGGTGATAAGCAAACGCCTTGATGTCTCAATGTCCAAGGCAAAGTCGATCGCTCAGACCGAGCAGGTTGGTGCCCTGAGAGAGGCTCAGTGGAACGAAACCACATGGGTGCAGGATAGGTTAGGCCTGCGCACCAAGTTGCTGCATTTATCCGCCCTGAAGCCGACAACGCGTGCCTGGCACGCATCGCGCCATGGCAAGCTTTACACGGTCGAAGAAGTGCGTGAGTGGTACTCGAAAGACGGCAACAGGTTCAACTGTTACTGCAGCCAGATCCCAGCCGTCGTTGACGAGAAAGACAATGTAGTAAACATCGGGTTGGCGAAGCGCTTAGAAGAAGAGCGAGCTACCTGGATGACGCAACAGGCCGCTTAATCGGCATCACCAACACAATGAGGACACAGCATGAAGCGCAATCGCGTTAACGTGCTGACCGTCGTCAACTCCGCTTCAAATATCACTACCGAAACCATCGACGGGAAACCACATATCGTGGTTCGCGGCATTACGCCCGTTGTTGACGATATCGTGATGAACCGGAAGTTGTACCCGGCAGCAGAAATTGCCAAGGCCTATAACACCCTTGAGCGCAAACCGATGCCGCTGGGGCATCCAAAAATAGACGGAAAGCATGTATCGGCTGGTGATGTCCGCGCGGTGAACAACTATCACGTTGGCGCCTGGCTTCAAGACGTCCAGCATGTCGACGGAAAGGTCAATGGTGATATGTATGTCGACCGCCGCTATGCCGAAGGCAGTGAAAAGGGTAAGCGGCTGGTAAATCGACTGGATGAAATGATCGCTGGGACAAACATAGAACCCATCCACATTTCTACCGGGCTTCTTTATTCAGGTATTGCCGCCAACGGCGAATCGAAGGGCAAGAAGTACAACGAAATCGCCACAAACATGGTGTTTGACCATGTGGCCGTTTTATTGGATGAGCCAGGCGCCGGAACGCCAAGCGAAGGTGTAGGCATCTTCGTTAACGCCGACGGCGACGATCAAGAGGTCGAAATCGCAAACCTGTCAGAGGGTATTGATTGCACCCGAGAGGGTCTGCTGAATAAGACCAAATTCTTCTTCACCAACGCTTCCAACTTCTCGTTTGACGATATCCGCGAAGCGATCAGCAACAAGCTCCGTGAAAGTCGATCAGATGATTACTGGCCGTGGCCGGAATCTATCTGGCCAGACACCTTCATTTACCGCGATAAGACCAAGTTTTTCCGTCAGAAATACCTCATCGATGAAGACGGTAAGGCCGTGTTCGTCGGCGAACCTGTAGAAGTCGTGCGCAAACCCACTGAGTACGAGATTAAAACCAACGGAGAGAAAGATCCGATGAAAGAACTGATTATCAATGCGCTGCAAGCCGCTGGTAAGCCGACTGAAGGCAAGTCCGATGCCGAACTGATGGACGCTTACAACCAATTGGCCGCAGAGAAGGCGACAGCCAAAAAAGAAGGCGGGGAAGAAATCGACCCTGAAACCGGCAAGCCTAAGAAGAAAGAGCAGGCAAGCAACAGCGACGAGGCGCCGGCATGGTTTAAACCATTCGCCGACGATCTCGCAGCTGTTAAGTCTGGCCTTATTGCCAACTCAGACAAAGAGAAAGGCGAGATGCGCGCAGCAGTTAAAGCCAAATTCGGCATGAGCGACGTTGCCGTAAACGCGCTGGATGGCGAACCGTTGAAGGAGCTGTTTGCCCAGTGCTCAACCTCTATCGGCCTGAACGGCATGCTGCGTCAGGTTAACTCCTCTCAAACTTTCAGCGAAATGCCGGAGTAAAAAATGGCTAAAGACGGGAAACATGTAATTCACGCGGGCGGTATCTTCGCCAATCCACAACTGCATCGCGAAGGTGCTGCGGCCGCCGATACGCCCCCTGGCACGATCGGTTTTTTCGATAACACCACGAAGAAATTTACCGCATCTGTAGACGGCAATGAAGCCGCGATCCTTTACGTAGCCAACTATGACTATCTGCGCTGCAAAACCGTAGATGACGTCATTAAGGCTGGTGATTGGGTTGTTGCATTCCATCCAACCCCTGGCGTTTTCTTCAACGTACCTGCTGCAGCCGGAACTTACACTAAAGGCCAGCCGCTTTCTATCGTCAATGGCCGAGTTAAGGCCGCAGCAGAAGGCGAGTCAGTTCGCGCATACGTAGAAGAAGATCGCGCATACACCACGGTTGCAGGCGAACTCCTGCGCGTTGTCATTAAGTAAGGAGCACCTGAATGTTTGTATTTTCCACTAAACAGGCGACCGAAACCGGTAACCTTGAGGTTAACTCCTCTCAATTTAAAAAGCTGACAGCCGCGCGTAACGCCAGCGCTCAAGCCGCCGCAGATTTCATTGCACGAACCAAATGGCGGGGTGATGCAGAAGATACGCCTGAGCTCAACGCTGTAAACGCAGTCGACGATATCCGCCGTCTGTATAAGGCATATGACCAGACAGTACTGAAGCAGTTTGAGCCGAACACAGAGTTCACTCTGCTCAACGATCTGATGCCACTGTCTCGCTCTGTTCGCCTAGAAGAGTCTGTGTACGAATACGCACGCACTGGCGGCCGTGGCTGGGCGCACACATCCATGTCTGGGCAGATCGGTGCGGCGCTGGATGCGAAGTCTTACACCTTTGATGGCACCATGGTGCCTATCCACGACAGCGGCTTTAAATTCAACTGGCGTGACCCGGTCTTCAACAAAGGCTCTGCACTTTCCTCCCTGGCTGATGCTCAGGCTGGCTCTGTCGATGACGTTCGCCGGCAGTATGTGGACTACATCTGGGAAGGTTTCCGCGACGCGGCCGGCAACTTCATCAAGTTCGACGACAAGACCTGGAAGGGGTTGCGTCATGATGAGCGTGTGGCGCAGGTTACGCTGACTGTTAACTTTGCGACTAGCACCGACCCTAAAGCGATGCGCGCTGCTGCTATCGCTCTGCGTGACGTGCTGAAGTTGCAAAACTATCAATACGGCCAACAGACCTGGTACGTATCCAGCGAAATCATGTCGAACTGGGAGCAATATTTTGACGTTAACGCTCTGCGTACCGTTCTGGAAGAGTTGAAGAAGTTGGCCGGCATCTCCGACATCAAAGAGGACGCCGAGCTTTCTGGTAACGAAATCGTGATTATCCCTCTCGCTGCTGGCGTCATTGCCCCGATCGTAGGCCAGGCGTTTGGCACCGTTGCCGATCCTCGTCAGTTCTACAACAGCGATTACGTATGGCGTACTTGGGGTGCCGCCGGCCTGATGGTCAAGCAAGACATCAACGGCCACTTCTCTGTCATTCACGCATCCAGCTAAGGAAAAATCATGGCACTCGTAAAAGTTTTGGTAGCAAACCTCTTTGCCGGTGCCAACTTCCAAAAACTGGAAGTTGGTAAAGCCTATGAAGTAGATGACGCGGTTGCAGGGAAGTGGATTGCCGATGGTAAGGCGGAGCAGTCAGCAGAAAAGAAAGGCGAGAAACTGGCATCAGAAGTGGCCACATCGACCGTTCCAGCCAGTGTCGGCGCATCCGAGCTTCAGACAAAGTTGGACGACGCACTGGAGCAACTGAAGCAGGCTCAGGCAGCTGCAGAGGCGAAGGATAAGGAACATGCCGACGCACTGGAACAACTGAAGCAGGCCCAGGCAGCAGAACTGGCAGCAGAGAAACAGCGTGCTGATACAGCAGAAGCAGCGCTGGCAGCAGCGACCAAGAAGGACAAGTAATCATGGCAGCGCAGATAACAGCGGCGCAGGTTAAACAGCAGTTGTCTGCGCTGGGTTACTCCATTCCTGACTTCATGATCGATGCCTACCTGTGCAAGCTGGACGGCATCCGTCAGTGCCTGGAGGCGTCTGGCTACGACGATTGCGATCTGATGCTGATACAGGTCTACGCCGTCACCCTCATGGCGATAACGGCCTTCAGCCAGCGCATCAAGTCACAGTCAGCGCCTTCAGGGGCGTCGAGGTCGTTCGATTACAGCGGCGACATCAAAACCATGAGGAACACACTGGCAGCGTTGGATACCGCCGGATGCACTGCAGGTTTGCCGATCGACGTTGGCACTAGCGTGGGTTTCTTTGACGTTGTGGGAGGTTGCTGATGCAGGAAGATAGAAAAAGCGATGAGGAGAAACCTGATTGCGAAAAATGCCCCAACTGCCCCGGCTGTCCTGACCAATATGAGGACTATCTCTCATGAGCGCTGCGGCTAACTGGAGCTATACGGCTGTCGCTACGGTCTGGAAAAAGCTGGGCATGGACGATTACGGAAAATCTTCCTTCGCTGAGCCTATCCAGATCATGTGTGATTACGGTGGTGATGCGACTGCACGGCTTGGCGATATCGGGCTTGAGTTTGTCGTAAAAAACACGCACTGGACAGAGTATGCGGATGCACGCCAGGGTGACTACATCCTGATCGGTGCTTCATCTGAACCAGACCCGAAAAAGGTTGATGGTGCTGATGAGGTTCGCCATATCATCCGGTACGCCGATACATTCGACCGCATCGCCGATGATTACGCGATTATCACAGGGGTTTGATATGGGCGTGAAGGTTAAAGGTATCCGGGAGGCGCAGGCCACTCTTGATAGGTTAATCGGCGATATCAAGGGGAGGAGAGTTGTCAGGGCTATGCAGTCAGCGCTGCTGATTGGTGGGACACAGGCTGCTTTATACACCCCTATCGACACGTCGACGTTACTCAATAGCCAGTATCGAGATATTTCCGTGAATGGCTCCCGGATTACGGGGCGCGTTGGCTATTCGGCCAATTACGCTGTCTACGTGCATGACCCGAATATCCCCCAGAAATTCCGGCGCGCCACCGCTCAAAAAGAGTTTCTTACCAAAGGGTTTGAGGATACCAAGGCGCAGATTGACAGAGCGATCAAGAAGGAGATGCAGCTATGACGCCAGCTATGCATCGCCGTGTTCGCGATTACTTTGTTGATGCCGGGCTGACCTCCGGCTTCACTACGCAGATGTTGCGCTGGAGGGACACCGGAAAGGGCGAAGATAAATTCATTGTCTTTCGTCCAAACGGTGGTAGCCCAGTTCGCAACGATCTAGCCAGCGAATATCTGGTGCTGGTCGACGTCATCGGCGCCATAGGAGAGGATGAGGCGGTCGACAACGCTGTTCAGGCGATTATCAGCCACATCCAGAACAATCCCATGCCAAATGACTGCATCGGTCATATTGAGAACGTCGGCGGCATCCCATCCCCAGTTTCCACAACTGAAGGGCGATTAGTCTATCGCCTGCAATTCGCTTGCCTGTACGGCGAGTAATCAATAATCAAAGAGGTAAGCAATATGCAAGGTTGCTCAACTGACAACAGCAAGTTGTTCGGTCGTGGCATTGTGCTTGAGGTGGCTTTAGGCTGCCCTGATACAGTGCCTGCAGAAAGCGAATGGCAGTCGCTGATCGCCGGTACTTCCAAAGGCTTCGACTTCAGCCCAAACACCGTAACTTCGGATGCGGATGACACCAAGGGTTATGTTGAAAACCTGGTCACTAACTCAGACTTTACTCTGAGCTTTGAAGGCGAAGTGCGTAAACGAGATAAGCTGGATCAGTTCGGCGTAGCGAAGTTCGTTAAGTATTACAACGACGAAATTCAGGCTGGGCGCCAGCCCACTTTGTGGGTGCGTGAAGAGTATGGTCCGATCACCTTCATCGGTTACATGGTTATCACCGCGCTGAGTTCTGACGGCGGCACTAATGACATCGTTACGCTGTCTACAGAGTTCAAAGTGGCTGACTCCGATACCATCCAGGTTATCGACACTCCGGTTGATGTTGCTGTGACAGGCGTAACCATTTCCCCAACCAGCGGAACGGTCGCCGCCGGCGCGACAACCACTTTTAACGTGACCATTGCGCCTGCTAACGCGACAGATAAGACATTCACTCTGGTTTCGTCTGTACCGGCGCGGGCAACTGCAACGGCTAACGGGTTGGTTGTCACCGTATCAGCACCTTCTGGTGCCACAGCAGGCACAGCAAACATCACTGTAAAAACCAACGACGGGGCTTTTACGGCTGCATACGCAGCTACTGTCACCGCGTGACTATCACAAAGGGCGTTCTTGCGCCCTTGATGATAATTATTCGAGGCAACCATGACTCCATTAACTGAAATTGGCGAGATGCTCATATCAGACGCCAGCCGCGACTACTTCTTCAGGCCATCATTCGGAAACATGTCGCGTATAGGCTCTCCAGCTGAGATTGTAGAGCGCTTTGCAGAACTCCATACCAGTGAGGCGCCACGGTTACTTGAAGCCGCTGTAGAGGCATACGGTGAGGTTCCTGGGTGGTTGCTTGCCTATATCAACTCACCATCATTTAGCAGCTCAGCTATCTTTGCCGGCATGATCGTAATGCAGGCCTGCTGCGATGACGATATCAGCGCGCTGGTTGGGGAGCTGCGGCCAAGTAAGCGAGGCAGAAGGGCGTTCGTGCTCCGTCGTGGCAGCTTGCCGGCGAGCGACATTATCATCCTCGGACAGTCGCTGATCACTCACGGCATCATCGGAAAAGCCAAGGTTCGCCGTCTCCAACGTCATGAGACAAACAGCTTTGTCAGTGAGTTCAGCGCATTCGAGTACATCAGTGCTGCTCGTAATCACTTCAGCATGCCGCGTGCTGAGGCCGAGCAACTGACAATGACGGAATTTCAGCTGCTGATTAACGCTAAATACCCAGATCAGAAAGGGCTCACCGCTGAAGAGTACGATGCTGTCGCGGATGAGTACATGAAGAAGAAGGCGAGACGCCTGGCTAAGTCCGCATAGAAGCGCTGGCAGGCGATGATGGGTAAAGGAAGGTAGCCAGCTAAGCTTTTGGTTTTTCGTTGCCTGATCCATGCTCTCTGCTAAGATCGGGTCATCTTTGATTGATGGGGATATGGGTGTGAAAAATTTTTTGTTCATCATGCTGGCTTCATTTGCGCTGGCTGGGTGCGGTGAAAAAAATGATGCTAAAGCCATTGAAGCGGTTATCGACTACGTTTCAAAAAATGACGATGGAACATCAGAGTTACAAAACTTAAAATTCTATCCAGACGACAAAAAATCAGAGCAAGCTATCAGCGGATATGTTTGTGGGAATGTGAATATAACCATGAAAGATAAGAGTAAAATGTCATATCCGTTTTATTCTCATGTTTTCATCTCTGGCGAAACCAAAAATGTCACGGATACGCATGCGTTATTCTCTAATGACGAGGATTCTGTTTTAAAAATAAAATCAAGGTGTAAGTGATTTTTTAGCAAAACCATAGGCCTCGCTCTAGCGAGGTTTTTTTATGCCCGGAGATCGGTAAATGGCTAATGAGACGCGTGACGGAAGCATCCTTTATCAGGTTGAGATGGATGTTCAAGGATTGCTGGTTGGCCAGCGGCAAGTAAATGCCAGGCTTGATGAAATGGAAGGCCGTTTCAACGCCACAGGGAAAGCGGTTGGTTCCACAGAAAAAGCCTTCTCGTCTTTATCGCGCGTTGCCGTCAGCCTGTCCGCCGCTCTATCCGTCCAGCAAGTGGCGCAATATGCCAATGCCTGGGTAGATGTGAACAACAAGCTGGTAAACGCCGTAAGACCAACCGAACAGTTGGCAGATGTAACGCAGCGAGTTTTTGACATCTCTCAAGAGACGCGTTCCGGGTTGGAGGCAACGGCAACGCTTTACGGACGACTTGAGCGAGCAACGCGCAGCGCAGGAACTAGCGCTGAAGATTTGGCAAACCTGACAACGACAATAAATAAGGGCTTGATTGTCTCCGGTGCGACCACGCAAGAAGCTAGTTCAACCATGATCCAGTTGTCTCAGGCGCTCGCCTCCGGTGTGCTGCGTGGTGAAGAGTTCAACTCAATATCAGAGAACGGCTCACGCTTAGCCGTGGCACTGGCAGACTCCCTGGGCGTAACGGTAGGTCAACTCCGCGCCATGGCGGCAGAAGGTAAACTGACCACTGATGTCGTTGTGAAAGGCCTGTTGAGTCAGGGTGATGTGATTGCCAAAGAGTTCGGAAACACGATCCAAACCATGGGTCAGGCCTTCCAGATCGCCGGGAACAACATCACTAAATTCATCGGTGAATCTACCTCTGTTCAGTCAGGTTTGAAGGTATTCAATGATGCTGTTGTCTCTTTAAGTGAAAATGTTGATGTTGCTGCTGGTGTGGTCACGGCTTTTGCTGTCGTGCTCGGCGGGCGATATGTTGGCTCCTTGGCGATGGCTACACAGGCAAAGGTTAGCGACATGCTTGCTTCTCAGGCTCACGCTTCTGCAGTGGCTGCCGACGCAGCGGCTGCAGCGAATGCTGCGGCGGTAACAGCAAGAAAGGCATTGTTGGATAAAGAGGCTGCATTATCGTCTCTTGCACTGGCACAAGCAGAATACAACGTTGCCAAGGGGACGAACGCAGAAGCTTTCGCGCTGCAAAATCTCAATACAACTAAGTCGGTTGCTATTCAACGGTCAGCCGTGTTTGCTGAGGCGCAATTAGCACAGGCGGCAGCAACCACGACAGCAACGACTGCAGCAGCGGCGGCCACTACAACCATTGGCGGATTGGCGAGAGGTGCTCTGTCATTAATTGGTGGGCCAGCAGGCGCAGCGATGATTGCTGGTGCAGCATTATTCTATTTTTACCAAAAGGCACAGCAGGCGAAACAGGAATCTATTGATTTCGCAGATAAGCTTGACGGTGTTATTGCTAAAATGCGCACCATGAGCAATGTGCAGTTAGCGGCGGAGATAGACAAGGCGGCCAAATCGATAAACGTCCAGTCTGGAGAGCTAAAGAACAACGAAGCTCGCTTGGCGGATCTCACATCAAGGCTGCAAAGCGCCAAAGCCGCGGTGGCTGGTTTGTCGGAAGGAAGCCTTTTTTATTCAGATGCTGTGTCGAAAGTAAGTCAGTTAGAAAGTGAACACATCCAATTAACTGCCAAAGTTGAGGCAGAGCAAAGCAAACTGAGCCAGACAATTAGCAAGGCTGGGATCTTGCGAGCGCAGATGAACGGCGAGTTCAGGCAAGGCATAGACCTTTTGAAACGAGATGGTCAGGAGGCAAGCGTTACTGCTGGTCTATTTGGTCAGCTTGGTGATGCCATTAACTTTGCTGGTAGGGCTAAAGAAAAGTTTAACTCGCAAAGCCTAATCGTTGAACGGCCTAAAAACGTTCAAGATTACCTGGATAAGCTGAATGATCAGGTTGAGATTCAGGGCGAGCTAAACGATCGGAAGCGAGCCCAGCTCAAGGCTGAGAAGGATATCAGGTCTCTCGGCGGTAGCGAGCAAGATGTACTGCTGGCACGCGAAAGGGCTGGCGCTGAGTTCGATGCAACGAAGGCAATTCAGGAGCAGAAGAAGGCAACCAAGGAAGGGATAGCGGAGGGCAAGAAGTCAGCTAACCAGGCGGAAAGCGTTGCTCAGAAGCTTGCAAATTTGAAGCAGCAGTCAGAACTTGCAGCTGATTCGACAAGTGAGTTGAGCCGAGAGCAGGCGATTCTTACCGCACAGCAATCACTGGGGAAAGGAGCTACACAGTCCCAGATCGCTGAGGCTGGCGATTACGCTGCCAAAAAGTGGGACACGGCCAACGCTATCAAGGCGCAAGCGGCCGCAGAGAAGCTACTCCCGGAAGCCAAAGAGAATGCCAGCTACGCGCAAGACGTGAAGGATTTAAACACGGCGTTGGCGGCTAAGAAAATCAGCCAGGAGCAGTACAACACCACGGCTGAGCAGCTGGAGCAACAGCATCAGGTTAACTTGGCAAAAATCCGGGCTGAAGCCGTGGTAAGTCCTCAACAGCAAGCTGCCGGCATGGTTGACCCAGTGCAGCAGCTTGCCAATGATAATGCGCAGAAGCTGGCGTTGATTCAGCAGTTTGAAAACGATGGTACGTTGGCGCATGACCAGGCATTAGCACTGCGAACGGCTGCGGATCGTCAATACGAGCAGCAAAGGACAGAGGCACAATGGCAGCTATTGAGCCAGCAGAGCCTTGGTTACGACATGCTGACTAGCGCTGTTGATTCATTTGGCGGTAACGCATCCAACATTCTTACAGGCTTAATAACACGCTCTATGACTCTTGAGGAGGCTGCAGCATCGATTGGTCGAACAATGCTGAACAGTGTTCTTAATAGCTTGATTCAGGTAGGGACGGAATCACTAAAAAACTACATCCTCGGCCAGACGCTTGGTGCCGCCTCCGTGGCGTCATCTGTGGGTATGGCTGCAACAACGGCTTCAGCCTGGGCGCCGGCGGCCGCAATGGCATCGCTGGCAACTCTTGGCGCTAACGCAGCTCCAGCGGCTGCTGGAATAACCTCAACCGTGGGATTGGCTGGTGGGCTGGCTTTGGCCGGTGCGCGTTATAACGGCGGCCCTGTGAGTGCTGGCGCGATGTACCAGGTAGGTGAGCGAGGCAAGCCAGAGATTTACCAGGCGAGCACTGGCAAGCAGTACATGATCCCCGGTGACAACGGCAAGGTGATCAGCAACAAGGACATGCAAGGCGGTGGTGGTATCAACGTGAATGTCAGTATCAACAACACCAACGGTTCATATGTAGATCACCAGGTAAGCAGTGATGGCAATGGCGGTGTCTCGATGGAGATATTTATCGCTGACATGGACAACGGCGGCCCTATGAGCCAAGCCATAAGTCGAAATCATCAGGCCCCTCGCAGGGCAACCCAATAACCCGCTTCGGCGGGTTTTTTATTACCGGGAGAAAACCGTGGCAATACCTTATCCCGACTGGCTATCACTTCCCCAGAAGGCCAACAAGAGCCGCACGATTGATGCCGGGTTCCGCACCGATCAGCCGGCAGTGGGCGCGCCTATCTTTCAGCGCCTGACAGATGACCTCAAAACCACCTGGTCGCTGACGTGGATTTTCACGCTGCAAGAAGATCGGGCATTCGAGCAGTGGTATCGCAGCCCTCGTTACCTGGATAACGGCAATCAGTGGTTCACGATGCTGTGCAATCTGGGTGGCTCTGGCCTGCAACTGCAGGAGCTTCATTTTGTGGCACCGCCGGTGCAAACGAGCATCAACGGCAACACGACGACGTGGACGGCGAGCGTAATCACCCGGAAGGTCTACAACCCGGATGACGAGTTCTCAGACGTCATTGTTGAGCTGCCGCCGTATCAGTGGGGGATCATTGATGAAGTGGTTAACCGCGACATGCCGGAGTATTGAATGCCTACATTACGAGAATTTCAGTCACAGCGGCCCAACAGGATCATCTACGACACGATAACGTTTAGCCATCCGTCATTTGGCGTTCTCCGGCTGGTGGCAAACCAGATATACCCAAAGACGTTCGCCGGCCAAGTGTTTTCAGCGTGCCGGATGGAGGTCGCAGAGAGCCAGCAGAGCAGCACGCCGGTGATCAACTCAACGGTGAAGTTCGGGCGCCTGGCGCAGGACTTTAAGCAGCAGTTGAAGTTGTGGCGCGCGCACTCACGCATAACGCCGATCTCGGCCACATATCAGCGCTTCGATGCGGCAGACATGAACACGCCTCTGAAGTCCTGGACGCTGTATGTGAAAGACGCCTCTCTTGATGAGGCAGACGTAACGTGCTCGCTAACGCTGCAGAACCCGCTAAACAACAACATCGGATTTCTCTACAACACCACGGAATTCCCAGGGCTCGCCAATGCATAAACCTGACTTCATTCACGCCATGGAGGGTAAACCATGGCGCGATCGGGCGTGCTCGTTCGACGCAGCTGATTGCTGGGGGCTGGTAGTGCTGTATTACCGGCATGTGCTCGGCATAGATATACACCAAACGCCGGACTACGAAGCCGGTAGCGACTTTCTGACGTGTTTTTCCGGTGATGTTGTGTTCTGGCATCAGTCCGAGAGAGCGGCCGACAGTAGCATTTTTATCGCGTATTACGGCGGTCAGCCAGCCCACGTTGGTTTGGTCATCGATGGGCAAGCATTTCACAGCCGCGGCGAAGCGGGGCATGTGCGCTTTGACAAGCTGCGGACGCTGGAGCGAGTTTTCACCAAATTGGAGTTTTACGACTATGCCGTTGATCGAAGTTCAGCGCGTGCCGGGGTTACCCAAAGAACGTCATAATCTTCCCGCCGGCAGCATGTTCTATCCCTGGCTGAAATCGGCCAACCTTCACTGCGATGTTGAAGTCCTGCGTAACGGCGTAAAGCTGCAGCCAGATGATGAGCTGAATTTCCAGCTTAACGATGGTGACGTGATCAGCGTGTTCGACCAGCCGAAAAGCGGCACTATCGGTAAAGTGCTGAGCCCGATTTTCGCTCCGATAAAGTTTGTCCAAAAAATCCTGACGTCATTGCTCGGCCAGCCAAGCGCAGGCGTGGCGACAAGCAGCAACGCAAAGACCTCCCCGAATAACAGCCTGAAAGGGCAGACCAATATCGCACGAAACGGCGAGGCAAAGCCTGACAACTACGGGCAGGTGCGCGCATACCCTGACATGATTCAGGATTCGATGTTCGAGTACGACAACAACATCAAGAAAGTCACAGAGTGGATGAACTTCGGTCTGGGTCGATATGACTGGACGTCAGTAAGGTACTCAGAATCGAACCTAGGAGCGTTGGCTGGCGCCTCATACCGTATCTACCAGCCAGGCGAGAACATCCCGCTGATCAATGAGGGGTTCGCTTTCGACGACATCGACGGCCAGGAGCTTCCTGGGCCGAACGAGAGCGGTGATTTCCCAGCAGAAACGGCGACGACGACCACCGACATGGTTTCTGGCGAGTTCATAGCCGGACAGGCAAAGGTGAAAATCAAGCAGAACAGCGATTTCGATTACTTCTATGACCTATCTAAGCCTCATTCTGTGTCGTTCGTTGTCAGCGTCACCTACAACACGGTATCAGGGCCAGTAACGCGCGATATAACGGTATTTGCCGATCTCTTCAGTGCGACGACAACAGACGATGGCGCCCCGGTAAATCCGCAGTATTTCTACGAGTTCACGTTTGTAAATCTGAGCGGCAACGATATCAGTCAGATCCCCGATGATGCGGTGATCAACACGTCGATATTCACGCTTAACGACAATGAGCCGTTGGTGATTGGCCCGTCGTTTTCACCCGTTGACGGGACGCAACTTTGGGTTCACCTGCAGGCTCAGTTAGGTCACGGTGACTATGCCCGAACCAACGTCACCTTCTACAAGGTTGATGATGATAACAACCAAATCCCAGGCACGTTAGAGAGCTACAACGTCGGGCTCAACAATGACGATGAGAACGCAGATACAAAATATCGGACGTTTAAATTCACCCCTGCCGCCGGCAATGGCCGTTATGCGATTTCTTTCATCCGGTCGAATAACAGCAATGACCATTCAATCCTCAAGGTCGAAGCGGTTCACATCGTCAGGACGCGCACCAACGTTGTTTACCCGAATGACACCCTCGTAACCGTCACTGTCACTGCGACAGAACGAGCTACCAGTGCAAGGGAGCGAAAATATAACGCTCTAATCACCCGACACGTCATCAGCTACAACCTGGCCACACAGACAGTCGATTACACGGAAAGGCCGTCACGCTCGTTTGCAGACGCGGTATTGCACACTTGGCTAAAGATGGGCGGTCAGCCGGAGTCGAGTATCGACATCTACGAACTTTACTCTATCGCGGCATCGTTGCCGGATCAGCGCCTGGGTTATTTCGATTACACCTTCGATGACGAAGATATCTCGCTTGGCTCTCGGATTCAGACGATCTGCGATGCGGCGACGGTAACCGCGTTTTGGGATGGAGGGGTGTTGTCTTTCACTCGCGATGAACGGAAACCAAGCGCAACAACGGTATTCAACCGCGCCAACATGAAAGCGGAGGATTACAGCCTTTCCTACGACATGACTCTCCCCGGTGGTTTTGATGGGGTAGAGGTCAAGTATCGAAACCCGGTCACGAATAAGCAGGCATTCATCCGCTACCGGATCGTCGGCAACTCGATTGAAGAGGGGGAACCGGTAAAGGCGAAGAAGTTCGACATGCTGTTTATCCGCAATTCTTTCCAGGCACGGGATCGGGCATTGAAAGAAGTTCGCCGGCTGCTGTATTCACGCCAAACGATGGCTATCCGCGCGCTTGCTGATGGTGAATGGGTGAATGTCGGGCAGATGGTGCAGGTGGCTGATATCTACGATGCGAACCAACAGGATGGCTATATCGTTGCGCGTAACGGCAACAACTTCGACACAAGCGAGCGGATCGAGTGGCTCTGGGATATGTTTGTCGTCATCACTGATGCGAATGGCTCCCCATCGGCGCGCGTTCAGGCATATCCCCGCAGCGATACGATGTTTGGTTTTACCGCTGCGGTGCCAGCAATAAACCTCAACATATTTGACGGCTACAACGTCCAGTCTCCGTCTCGTTACGTCATTGCCACGCAAATGGAGATGGACGCTACGAAATGGACGATAACAGAAAAGAAACCGAATGGCGACGGGACTACCTCGTTAACCATGTCTGAATACAACGATGAAATGTATAATTACGAGGTAACTGAATAAATGGCTACCACACCAACAAACAATCCCATTCCAAGCGAAGCAGTACAGGATTTAAAGTTTAACTCTGGAAAAATAGATCAAATCGTAAACTCAAATTCTAAAACTTATATCGATAGATTTGGGATTGAGCGATATACGTGGGCTGGTGCGCTGGCAAATATAGCGCCACTCGGTCACCCATGGACGGAAGATGAGGCTAGCGCTGCTATTTCTTCAGGGGAAATTCCAAACGGTGCATATTACTTCGTATGGTCTTCTGATAAAAATAACATTGCTGATGTCTGGCATAACGTTAATGGGGTTGCGACTAAAACTGATAAAAGCTATCCATCAAGTGAATTTGTTAGCGAGCTTAGCGATAAGGTTAGTTATCTTTCAAACCAGCTAAGAAACGTGCAGAACATCAAAGGCGTGAAGGATGAAATGGGCAAGGAAATCATTGCCGGCATCGCATCCGAAAACGGTAAAATTCCACTTTATGTTAATAGCAATGGGGATTCCTTCTTGTCTGGACTGAGAATCATAAATTTTGGCGATGCCCCAGGTATTGTTTATTGCGACAGCCTTTTCCGCCCATACGCCTGCTCACCTGGTTACCCGAACCCTGAAGGCCTTCCTGTTATAGGTGAGTCCCTCGGAGCGGGTGGGCCGGCGATTAAAATTGATCTGACGGGTATTATGGGTGTCCAAACAGAAGGGCAGTCACTCAGCCTTGGTGTGACTAAACCTGATTACGTGAAGCTGGTTAATACCACGCAGCCCTATCTAAATCAGATGTTCAGCGGCACTATCCGCAGTACCACGCCGGAGACAGATACCTTGGTTCCATTGGTGGAAACCAACAAAGTGCTTCCTGGTGCGGAAGACTACCCTCAGTCAGAAACTTATCTCAGTTCTTTCGTCAACGAGTTAACTCGCAAGCTGATGGCTGAAAGACAAGTAACATCCGCCGCTAACTTGCCGTTCAAATTCTTTGGAGCGGCACACGGCGTAGCTGGGCTGAAGCTAGTTGAGCTAATCAAGGGCACCGCGAGTTACGATATGTTTCTTAAATACGTAACAAATGCTAAGCGACTAGCAAGCGCATCGGGTAAAACCTATCTGGAGCTGTGTGGGTTCTTTAGCCAAGGTGAATCCGACTACCGAGATCAGACACGGCCGGAAGATTGGGAGGCGCTGCTTATCCAGTATCTGGCTGATAAAAATAAAGATGCTAAAGCGATAACTGGCCAGAAATTTGACCGTGTTGTTGTGGCCGCGCAACTGGCATCCCACCGTGCATATACCCGTGTAGTGCCGACGATCGCTCTCTCGATCGCTAAGCTTGCCAGGCAAGGTTATCTACAGATTGGCTATCCGGCTTATGTAGGTAAATACGTCGATAGCGTGCATATGTCGCCAGATGAATATATATACTGCGGCCGGCTGGCGCAGCGCTCTTTACACCGTGCATTGCAGAGAAACAGCGAGGGTAAGCCTTTCGGAATTACTTGGCTGGCCATTATTGACGAGTTAGTCCAAGGCACGATCCATGTTTACACTTATGAGGTGCCTACAAAGCCAATTCGTATTCGTACAGATTGGGTGTTGGAAATCGCCAATTATGGTTTTGCTGTAGTCACCAAGGACACCTTTGCTTACGTGGATATCATCACTTCGGTATCTGTGACGGCCGAGGATCAGATCACTGTAATTACTTCGCGTCCGCTAACCGAAAACGAAATGATGACCTATGGCTGGGGTGTAACCGGCGAAATGGGTAAAAGCGGAAGAATTAACGGCCCGCGGGGCAATATATGCGACAGTTCGGGTGATGTGCCTGGAGAGTCATATACGGACTCCGTCGGCGTATTACGCCCGATGGACGACTACGCTGAAATCTGGAAATCGGAGCTTTAATCATGCCTATTTTAATCGCGGATGATTCCGTTATCAAAAACCCGAAATTCGCGCCTATCTTCGTTCCCTTCAATACTGTAGACGGTTGCATGGCTGCATGGCGCGGAGATTTCGCTTCGGATCTGACCGGGAATGAAAATACGCTAACCAAGATTGGTACGCCTAATCAGGCTAAGTATGCGGTTTCCGGTGACAAATCGAACGGATACCGCACTTCGGTGAAAGACGGGATCAATAGAACGCTGATTGTCATCCATCGGCAGCCTTCTCCCGTAGAGGCACCTAACCAGGCGTATAACTACCCTATTGGAAATCTAAGCCAGAGCGCCACCAACACGGGTGTTGGCATCGGTATAATTCAGGCTGCGGCCGTATCATCCAACATTAACCAAATGAGCGCGATCGTTGGCGCTTCGAAAAAAGACGACCCTTATTTCGCGAGAGCAGCTCCGCCATCAACTCCGGCAAGTAACGCTATGAAATGGCAGTGGTCAGCTTTTGTGGTGGACGGGTCAAACAACTTTGCGGCGCTATACATCCCTTCTCAGTCGGGGGAGCTGGTAATGGCATCAAAAGTTTCGGGTGTTAACTTGGCCAACCGTTGGGTAACAAATACCGATGGCTCGCCATCATACTACAATATCTGCGCCTGGCGAGATCCGTCATCGCCTGCAGCAGCATCCACTACTATTGAGGTGGCTTCCGCTGCGTTCTTCGACAGGCCTCTTCTGTTGTCAGACCTGAACGCAGCGTACGGCTTTGACACGTTCTGGATGGCACAGCATGGAGAGGTCATCTAAAAGCGTGCCGGGATGGATCCCGGCTTTCTTGATGACGTAGGACACTTTAAATAGTATGATTGCTGCGCAAAGTATACAACACAATGAAATGGAATTTTCATGAAGAAAAAAATCGTCTTTTCAATTTTATTGGCATTAACTGCCGCAGCAATCTATTTCGTTTACAGTTTTATTTATGCGAGCGACGGGAGGAGAGTTTATTTAACAATAATCGATGATGATACAAGGGCTGAAACATATAAGTATTGGGGAAGACTTTCTAAAGAGACAGGAGTAAAAATAACCATAGCTGCAGTACCTAACTGGATTAACGGAAATCACCCATCTGTTAAAGATTCCATGACCATATCACAGTTAAAAGAAATGTATGACGATGGTAATGATATAGTTTCTCATGGGTTTAACACATTGACGGTTCAGGAGCATCTTGATGATCCCGATGTGATATATGAGGAGTTACACGACTCTCGTCAATGGCTAATAGATAATGGCTTTGTCAGAAACCGTGGGTATGACTACTTCGTATGGCCTCAAGGCTTGATCGGTGATGAAAAAATTAAATCACAGGCCAAGAAAGAGGTTGAAAAATATTACAAATTCGCTGTGAATGCATTTACCGTTCAAAACCATTTGGTTTCAAATGATTTTGATTCTTACGATATACCGAGGGCAACATCGGACGGCCAGGGTAAACTTAAGCTAATTAAGTGGATGCACGACACTATAAAAGATGGCGGGTGGCTTATTTTGCTGAGTCATTCATGGCATGCGGAAGACTACGATAACGGCAGCTATGACAAATGGTCTGCAAGGTATCGATACCTACTGTGGTATGCGAAATTAAACAATGTACAGATAGTCACGTTGCCAGTAGGCATGAAGCTTTGGTGTCAGGAAAATGCAACTAACGAGCAATGCAAATGGCTGAACGCTCAACGTGAAAACCCATAAGCTAATGCTGCATCAACAGCTTCTCCCTGAGTTTTAAACGGCTCATCTGATACGAGCGGCCAGCGCCCTTTATGCCACACATAAAGCCAGTGCTGCCGCTCCTCATCTTCGCGTATCGCGAACATCGGAGGGCTATTGATCGTTGGTTCTGGATATCTGTCGTTTTCGTTGAGGATGAAGATCTGCCGACCGGCGAGTGTGATGCTGCCCATTCCTATCTCCTGATAGCCATATCTTACAAAACGTAGCCTGCCGCTGGCTTTCGCGCAACGCATAGACAGTGTAAGATGCGCCCCATGCTATGTGGGTAGTTTTGGTTTTATGTCCATCACTGTGTCCACCGATTAAAAACGAAAGCGCTTAATCTGAGAAATAATCAATATA